CCTTCTCAAGATATATCATACCTATATTGTATCTCAAAGAAATAATTATTAAAAAAGCCCCACCGAAGTGAGGCTCTTAGTTTATAATCTATGGTAAGATTAAAGGAGTCCGGCAATAATAGCAGGGTCAACCTCATAGGCCAAAGTAGGGTTTTCAGCTACAAGAGTAACGCTGTACTTACTACCATCTGCACGAGTTGTACCTGAGCCTTCACCTGTTGCAGATAACTGCAAGTAAGGGAAGTACCAATATTTTCCGTTAGCATCCTGTACAATACCTGCTAAGTATTGTTGTCCTGCTCCTAATATGTTAATAGCTTTTGACTTGTCCTGGTCTCTTCTGTGGAACATCAAGTTTATTGTTGCAGTCACATAAGTAGATCCATTGATTAAGTCAATAGCTGAGTCCTCAGTGTATGAGGATACGTTTCTTCTGAACTCCAATTCAATGAATGTATCACCTCCACCTATTAAAGGTAAAGAGTCAATAGTCCAATCATTTGGTGCAGCATCTAATGTGATATTAGCCTCATCAACTTGATCTTGTCTATTAACTAAAAATCGGTAGATACCTCCAGAGTTGTTGTCGCAGCTTTTTAAAATTGTTTCTAAACTTACACAGCTCATTTTAGTTTTTTTTTAATGTTTAAAAATAGGGGGCATTTCTACCCCCGTTATATATAAGGGAGAGATTAGTCAAAACATACGTTATACAACACAATCTCTGAAGGGTTAACATAATGGAATCCTACTTTCATGTTTGCTCGAGTTCTCAAATAAGGCTCAGCAACTGAATCAGATAAGTTAACAGCTTTCAATGCTTTGTCATCACCCTCTGCATCAAATGCATAGATAAGGTTATTTCTCAAAGTCAACAAGATAGTATTGTCTGGCATCCCTTCACAAACAACTACATTGATCCCTAAGAATGTTAAACCTAATGGAGTAGTAACATAAGTCAAAGTGTTACCTTGTGCAGCAGCAAGCTCATAAGCATTAGCTACATTAGTAGACACATAAAATCTTAACTCAGTTTTTCTTCTGCTAATAGTTGAAGGAGCAAGAGCAAGCGTAGCACTCAATTGGTCAAGTACATTTGTTGTATCAATAGCACCTCCATACAATCCATTCACTGCCTCATCTCCACAAAGTCCTACTAAGTAACCATTACAAAGTGATAACAAATCATCTTCAGATGTTACATCACCTTGCCATCTCAACAACTCGATATCTTGACCGATAGTCAATGCCATTTCATTCCAGTAGTATGACATAAAAGATGCAACAGTGAAATCACCATTAGATCCTTTTGCCATTTGTAAAGCTAAGAATGATTGCTCTAAGTCAAACTGACATAACTGAGCCATTGCTGACAAAGGACATACATCAATATCAACTGCATCTAATGAATCATTAGGAGCAGAGAAGTTACAAGTAGATGCTTGTAAGATGTTACCAAAAGTTACATTAGCAAGTTTTGTCTTTGACTTGATGCCCGGTAAAGAGCGAAAGTTAGATGCAATATCCTCTGATTGAAGATATGCTTTGGAGTAGAACTCCTCAGGGTTGGCACACAATAATGCGTTAGTCTCAACCTCTAAATTAAATTTTAAATTGCGGTTCATTTTATTTGGTTTTTGAAAATTTTACAAATTCTTTAAATAGCTCTCTTGAGCTCATCTTTTGGTTCTTAGCCTCAACCTCAATCTCCTCATCTCTTGGAGCTAAGTACTCCTCCATTTGGTTCTTAAGGTCAGCTATGATAGCAAGTAGTTGATTAACTTGCTCCTCAATCACAGGTGATACTATTGCAAGTACAGCCTCAGCATCAGTAGTTGGGTCAACTGCCATCTCAACATCCTCAGCGGCAGCATCTGCCTCTTCCTCTTGTACATCCTCAGCAGCCTCATCAACTGTAGTCTCAGCTTCCTCCTCAACAGCTGGCTCCTCTGCCATTTGTTCTTCTGCCATTTCAGCAGGTGCATCCTTAATCTCGATAACTTCTCCATCTTTTACGACATAGATTTTATCCTCGATCAGATGTTCTCCATCAGGTAACTTCATTGTATTTAGTTTTAATAATTCCGATAGTTTAAGTCCTAAGAATCCCTCAATAGAATACCCTACTTGACCTGACTCAACAAGGCTATCATAGTACTCCTTATCAGTTACTTGGCTTGTTAGCATTAATGTGCCCTTAGGTACTTCAATACCATAGGTAGTGAATGCTTTGTCCTTTTTAGGGTTCTCAACTATCCAAGCCTCAAGGATGTAAGCAGGAACTTTCTCCTCTGCCTCATGCTCTAAGTTAAAGATATCTTTGTTCTGTAGGTTCTGCATGAACTTAGCATGAATAGACTCAATGACCTCCTCTGTGAATAGCACATCATACTCAGTGCCATCCTCATCTCTACGATAGATTGACATTGGTATCATAGCTGGTGCCACAATACGCATCTTAATGTCATCACTGAATGTCATTGGAGTAGCTTGATTGAATGCCATACCCTTTACCTTAATAGCAGGCTTGGCAGTGAAGGCAATCATCTCAATACCTAAGTCCTCCCCATCAGAGTACTCAGGATCAATAGTTATCTTATAGACAGGTCTATCCATGCCTATATTGTAAATAGTGTTATATTTGTTAAAAATTAATATTATATTATATGAGACACGTAGAAAAAGCATTGTTAAAATACAATGATGAATGTTATCCAGAAGTACCAACAACTTTTATAAAACTTGAAAACGTTGAAGATATAAAAGGAGTAGCACCAATAGTTAGCTTTCAAATTCAATCAGACCCAATCAATGAAGTTGGTGTAAATGGAGTACAAGCATTAGATATTCTTAAATATACTAAATGTCTTTTTGAAAGTTTAAATGAAGCTTTCCCTTGTAGAGAAAATTCTCTTACAATCACAAAACTTGAAGAGGCTATACATTGGCAAGATGCACGAACTAAAGACAGACAAAGACGGTTAGTTGAAGGATTTAACAAAAAATAAAATTAAAATCTATGGTAAAAATTTTAGACAAAGAAATTCCTAATCAATTGAAGGAGTTAACAGTGCAACAGTTTGAGGATATCACATCTATCCATGCACAACAGGACTTAGATGCTATTGAGAAACATCTTAAAGTATTTGAGTTGTTTGGTATTACTGAGAATGACTTTGAGCATACCACCATTGAACAGTTCAAAACTTATGTTAAGGATTTTAACAACATCAAAGGTAAGCCAGAGCTACAGTCAACTATTGAGCTTGATGGATACAAGTACACAGCATTTGAAGGTGAGGAGTTCAAGCTATCAGTGAGAGACACTAAGCACATTGAGAAGGTCATGAACTCAAGGCATAAAGGATATATCTCTGAGATGTTAGGTATCTTATTCAAGAGAGATGATCTAAGCAAGGCAGAACACTATGATACTACTCACATCAAGCATAAGGCAAAGATGATAAAAGAACTCAAGGCAGAGTTAGCAGTGCCTTACTTAGTAGAGATAGGACAAAAACTGTCCAAAGAAATCAAGAAAAATGAAGCTCCCGAAATCGTGGAGTGAGATTGATGTCCTGCAGTTCAAAGAGATAAGAGAGTTATATTCTATTGAGGAGGTATTTGCCAGAGAGATAGAGATACTCTCAGCTCTTGCAGGAGTGAGCTCAGATGAGCTTGAGGACTTAGATGTGAGTGAGGTAAGTGCCATGCTCAATGATATTACATTCATTAACTCTGAGCCATCTAAAAACTACAAGAGAGATATTGATCAGTGGAAGTTCAAGCCACTATCTAAGCTGACATGTGGGGAGTTCATTGACTTAGAATATTTTTTTGCTAATGACTACATCAAGCATATTTGTCATATAGCCTCTATCCTATACCGGCAACATACTACTAATGAGTGGGGTCAGTTGAGCTTTGAGCCTTATGAGTTTAATCCATTTGAGAGATATGACTTGTTTGATGAGTACTGTATCAATGATATCTATGGTATCATACCTGAGTACCTATCATTTAGACAGGATTTTATGGATAAGTACTACCTACTCTTTAATGAGGAGGATGGAGATGAGGATGATGATAATAAACCAATGACATCTGATGAGTCTAAGGCACAAGCTGAGCAAAAGTCTGCTGTGAAATGGGGATGGGAGAGACTACTCTACTCTCTTTGTAATGAGGACTTGACTAAGTTTAAGCAAGTCACTGACCTGCCTCTTGTACTTACTTTTAATATGATGTCAATGAAAAAAGAACTTAATCTGTAAAATCTAATTTTCCAATAAAGTCTCCTCCAATAGGTTCAAATGTGTAGATAATAGATTTCTTTTCACCAAGTATCTGAGCCACTTGCAAAATAGGATAACGCTGTGTCATCCACTCAGTATATTGAGAATAGATTTCTGTAGTAATACCCTCTGCATCTAACCTATCACTAAGCTGAGCACAGAACTCATAAGGAGGTATTACTCCACCATTCCAAAGATTTGCACCATTATTCAAAAATCCAAAGTAATACATTGCAATAATCTGTATCTCAAGCTCACCTAATGCAGGGATTTTAGCATTGATACGCACAGAGTCATACAAAGCACCTGTATCAATAGCTCCTGCCTGAGAGATTAACTGCTGCAGAATGCGTTGTATCTTCCTCCTTGTAGGATACTTGACATTGAATATACCATTATTTGCGTAGCGTGCCATTATGGTATTGGTATGATTGTATTTGATGTTGCACTTGCACTACCTGCTCCATTAGTTGCTGTAACTTGACATGTAATTGATTGACTTACATCTGCAGTAACAAGTGTGTATGTTGAGTTTGTAGCACTACCAATATCTGAGCCATTACGCTTCCATTGATATGCAAAGGTTATAGTAGGGGTGCCCGTCCATGTTCCTGTTTGACAAGTTACTGTCTGACCTTCCTGTTCTGTTCCTGTTATTTTAGGAGCAAAAGTGTTGACAGGAGGAACTCCTCCACTTACTTCCCAAGCTGTGCGTAAAAAAACGCTGTTACCATAACCAATCATTATGCAAGTATTAGCAATGCACTTCCAGATGTTAACTTAACTCCACTGAATTGTTGAGCCGCTGTAGCTCTGATGATAGTACCTGCTTTCACAGCTCTTCCCGGTGCAGCAATATAAGTTGACTTAACATCTACACCTGCTATCTTGATAAGATCGAATACAGTATCCTCAAGTACTACAATAGCATTGACGTTTACAGTTTTATCTGTTGTATTGTTAAGTACAAAAGTTCCTTTCTTAGCTATTAAGATTTCATTATCTGTTGCCATTTTTAATATGTTTTATTTAAAGTGAATATTTCCGAGTATATTGAGTCCCCAGCGTTGGCTGTTCCCCACTGAGCAGTTATAGCTAACGTGTTACTTATTGTAGTATCAAATCCTGTTGTTGTCTCAGTGCTAAAGTTAGTGCCCTCAAAGTTAGTAGAGGCATTCTTTGTGTACATGAAAGTACCTCCAGTTGCTATTGATGCAACACCTGATGCACCCAATGTTCTTACAGTAAAGTACACTTCTAACTTCCAATGTCTGCCTGTAGCTCCTGCCATAGTTATTACACCTGTATCAGCTAAGACAATACCATCAGTCTTAATCCTTATACGTAATGTATGGTTATTCACTGATGAGATATATCCTGTGAGTATAGCATGAAAGCTATCACCTACCTTAAATCCATTAGCCGGAACAGTTAATGTGCCCACACCTCCATCAAGCAATGATGTCTCAGTTGTTGTGTTTGTAACAGGTGTGCTTGATGCTGTCTGAGTGTACAAGTTATTCAATGATGCAGCAGCTCTCATCAACTCAAGACCTGTGATAGAGTATGTGTTGTATCCAAAGCCACTCAAAACACTTACCTCAAGTAAATCTGTAGGATCAAGGTCTGACCCCTTCGGAGTCATCTGAGATATTTTCTGTCTATTGATAGCCATACCTATATTGTAATTAACTTATGATTCTGTTATAATAGGAACTTGGCAATCTGTCCAATTACTCATATCAACATCTAAGGTCATGACCCAGCCTGCTGCATAGTCAAGTATCTGATTATTCAATGGAACTATGGCAGGTTGTCCTAATACATCAAAGCTATAGTCATCACTGAAAGTAAAATAGTTCACTAAGTCAACTAATATCTGATGACAGTCTGAGAGTATAACAGTGATATTAGCTCTATCCTTTTGTATGATGTCCAAGCAAGTTATCTCTAAGCTCATTGTATTAGTGTTCTCAGTTGCTATAGCTGTGATAGGTGCTATAAACACAATAGGATACTTCTCATCCTTTGTGGCAAAGTTAGGCATCTGCTCCACAAAGTCGCTGCCTACTTTTTTTACTTGTAGATGTGAGTTATAAAATGCCTCTATCTTGTTGATTAATGCTTGA